AGCAGCTTTATCAGCTGAGTTTGCTGCATTAGCGGCTGCATTAGCGGCTGCATTAGCGGCTGATGCAGCTGCTGCTTTTTGAGCCTGGTTGTACTGGAACTTAGCCTCAGCAGCTTTTGCAGTAGTTTGGAATTCCTGAGCATCTAGGGCTTGCTGATAGCTTTGAAGATTACGCTGAAGAGCTTGCGTGTCTCTGCCTTGCTGATATCCATAGCTCTGAACGTCTTGACCAATAATATCTTGAGCGTTTGCTCCCATTGCGCTAAGCAATCCTTGCCAGTTTGCAGAGTTTACGCCTTGAACATTTTTAGCACTTGCAGCTTGCTCTGAGGCTACGTCACCTAGACGAGCTGAGGAAACACCGCCAAGTCCCATGCTTTGTAAGACTGCTTCGTTGCCGGAGAGCCTTGCAGCTTCAGACGCATCAATCCCTGCGTTAACTGCAGTAGACCTAGCTGAAGCAGCACTTGAAAGAGCGTTGTACGCTGAAGTTGTGCTAGCTACGTCACCTCTACGTGCGGTAGTTAGCTGACCAAATATGTTTTCAATTTCACCCTTGTTTGCTGCGTAACGACTGTTTGCAGCTTCTCTTTGCTTTTCAATTAAAGCGAACAGTGGTGCAAATATTGCAGCAGTTGGATCTCCGCCGCCTCCACCGTAGCCGCCTCCACCTCCAGGAGCCTCTTCAGCTGCAACAGGAGCTCTGCCTGCATCTCTACCAGCTAGCCTTGCCCTAACCTCTTCGGGGCTGGGACCAGACACGGTGCTAGATTTTGCTTTTGCTGCATTGGCCTTGTTAGTTTCTTGATAGCCCTTTAGTGTTAATGGCTTTAAAAAGTCAGCAATGATTGTGTTATTGGCACCAGTTCCAGCTTTTGTACCATAAGGGTTATAGCTTGATCCGCTATTGCCGTACATACTCATGTTAGTATCCTAGTCCTAGTTCTTTGTACTTGTCAGTTAACTTAAATAACTCAGACAAGGATGCACGGCGAGCGCCGGCACCAATTGATCCATAGCCAGTAGGGTCTTTGAAGAAACCACCTTGCTGTGGGTTTGCTCCGTAAAGAACATCTTGCTGGTTCTGTTGGGTGTTTATGGCGTTTTCTTCTTCTCTACGCTGAGCAGCAGTTCTACCCTGAATGTTAGCAAAGTCTTTTGTGACCATCTTTGGAGATCTAAACCCACGGGATGCATATCCGCCAGCAGTTCTTTGAATAGCTTCTCTTTGAGCCTGAGCTCGAGTTAAATCGTTCTGAACTAAATTAGATCTTGCTTGCCCGATGTTGTATTGACTTTGAGTAAGACCAGGAACATAGGTTTCGTTGTAGTAAGACTTTAACGCTTCTTGGTATAGAGGGTCGTTAAGAATATTCGCCATTGGATCTGGCGTAGCAGCACTGCTTCCTGTGGTTGCCATTATTTACCGTACCTTAAGACACTGGAGCTAGCAAAAGCACCTTTTTGGCTTGCTTTATTTCTGGCCCCAAGAGCGTTCAATTTGACTTTTCTTTTTCTTTCGCGATCTGCGTATCCGGTCTTGTCAACTGGACCCTCTGTTGGGTTGTAACGACCTGATCCGTAAATCTTCTTGCCAGCAGCAAAAGGATTATATTGACCTGTATTAGGCATTAGTTTATCCTGTCTGACGTCTTGGCCTTTGTTCCAATCATTGGCGTAAGGCTAAATATCTGGGCTGGCGATGTATTAACTGTCCCGTCACAGGTTAAGTACAATTCAAAGTATACCCTACGGAAGCGTAGTCCGTGGTCCAGTTTAAGGCTTAGACGCTGCTTATAGGTATATCCGGTGTCTACTAGGGTAAGAGCAAAAGTTGCTGTAGCGGTAGGGTTATCCCAAGTACCGTCGGCCTTATCCCAAGTAATGAACTCATTGTCACCTGCGCCTGAGTAATCCAAGACATCCCAGCTTGGTTGAATTGCTGCAAGGGAAACGGGAAAAGCCTTTGCTGTTACAATGCCAGATGCCATTATGTCGGCAGACCACCAGTACATTCTTTTCCATTCGGTGGGAGATTGGAAATCATAAATCTTAGTACGCAGAATACACTCAATAGCTTCAGTTTCACTGTCGTCATGGGTGTGATCAAGCATTTTGTACATTTTCCATTTTGCAGAAGTTGCGCTAGCTGAGACACCGTAAGCAAACTTAGCTTCGCCAATGTTGTTTACCTGAGTCGGCACCTGTACTAGCCTGCCAATCTCAGTACCTGACTTCCAGGTCGACCACGTTCCGGTTTTGAGCTGAGCAACATAAATAGAGCCACCGTAATTAACTATTGCTCGAGAGCCAAGTATAGACACCGAGTAACGTATCTTTAGGTTTTGTGATCCAGGGCCTTCTTCAAATCTAACTTTTTGGTCGTTTAGCGACGTGAAGTTTCCGTTGTTGTAAAGGTATAGCTGATCAGCGCTAAGCACAAAAAGGCTGTTTTCGTAACGTGCTATACAAAACTGGTTCTCGGCTCCGATACCGTCTTGCACTTTAGCAATAGTACCTTCTTCTGGAACGTCGCTAAATGTGTACCTAAAGGTTGAAGCGTTTCTAAAAATTGTAATATCGTTGTAGCCAGCAACTAGGCCGGTAATCCATTGGCCATCTCCGCCGTTTACGGAAACTAAGTTAGTTGCAGATTCCCACCAGCGCCAATCTTTGCCAGGGAAGCCATCTATCTCACCTGAGATATTTGACCAGTACATAATGGACTGAGAAACGCTGTCTAGTGGACCAAATAAAAATAGACGTTCTTGGTGAAGTTCAATACCTCTACCGGGTGGCATTGTTGCAATCGTAGAGGTATTTGATCCGGTTACGGTCCAGAGTCCAGTACCAGCGTTGTATCCTGGTGCTCCGTTTGCGTTCCAGTATGCACCCGCGCCATTTATCCGGCACATGATTACATAATCTTGATACTGTACAAAGTCAGCTGCTGGGTGGCTCCAAATCTCAGTCCAAGTGTTAACAAGGTTCCAAATGTAAGTCTTGGTTGGCGACACGACTATTGCAGATCGCGTACCATTTTGAGCCACGTAAAAACCTAGGATGTTGAAAAATGTGCTGGCCTCAGGAAAAGTCGTACCTGCGTCAAATATGGAAGGTCTAGATGATAAAGCACCAGTTGGCGAGAATTCTAGGTTTTGCAAAAATGGGACTTCTGTTTCAGCAATAGCTGAAGGGTCCCAGAAGTTGTTTAGACCTCCGGAAAAATTGTTTAATACGGCAGAGCGTTCCCGTACTATATCAGACATAATCCAACGGGTCCGGTAGGATCTGCTCATACAGATCGTTCTGTGACAAGTTCTCCTTTAGATACATGCGGTCTAAGCCTTCTCTAAACTGCCCAGCTTTTGCTTGCGCAGCTCCGTAGTTTTCATCAAACTCAAGAGCTTGGATCATACAGTAATTAACAAGTTCATTCAGGTAGCGGTCCGGAATAGCTAAAAGACTTCCCGAGGTGGTTACGTCGGTAGGCATTTTAACGTACTCAAGTTTTAAGCCGTTTGTGTAATCCTTGTCTGGAACTGGGTAAAAAGTAATTATGCCGGCACGCTCGTACCAGATAAGTGGCATGTCTGCTTTTTGCTCTGACTGAGGATCCTGCTGAAGAATGTACTCTCTAGCTCCCTGAGCGGAAAGGTTTCTTACCGGCCTATTGTTTACTGAAACAGCTTCGATGTACTGAACTTTGTCAGTTGGGAAGCTGTACTCAGCTTGACCCTTTACAACGTTTGAGTACTTAACATCTTTTAGGATTGCGTTATTGTTTACGATTTCCTGCTGGCCGTCGTTGATCCAACGAATAATCGCCTCATCAGTGATCTGGGCTCCAGAGGAGTCTCCGAACTGAGTCTTAACGCGGGTTATGACGTCTAGAGCAGTTTTAGTAAATAGTTCTGCTGGCATTACTTCCTAATTACCTTTCCATTGTGGCGGTACTCGTTCTTACGGGAACTTACGACGGACTTCATCATGTCCTTCTTTTCCTCCATCCATTCTAGCTCACGCTTGGCCTTCATGGCGGCTTCTGCCATTTCTAAAATGTGGAGCCTGTTTACCTTTGAATCTTTGTCGTGCATGTTGTTTTCTACAAGCCAAGCAACAAGCCTTTGATCTACCTCAGATTCCCGCATGTACCTAATTACGTAAGGGGGTAGCATGTGTGGCTCGTCTATTAGCGCAAATGGCCGTTCTGGATCAAAAGTCGGGTGTAGCGAGTCTACTCGGATTAGTCTAACCGTTGGAAAAAGATCGCTAATTACTTCAGCCACTCTACGGTGATCCGTTGAGTATAACCCGTCAATCTTGTCAAATTCTATATAGCTCATATTTATTGCCTCCTAAATTAAGTATAAAGTAAAACCCGTGGGGATAGATGAGACGGGTCTATCCCCACGGGCAATTTGTCGCTTGTTACTTCTCGGTGATGTTAGATAGTACCGCGTGTGCGTTTCTGCGGTAGGTACCTAGCTGAGAGTACTGGTAGTAGCGAGCTTCGTATGCGTCTGTGTCTGCAACACGTGACCACATAGAACCATCGCGGTCCATCCATGCCCAGTCGCGCTTGCGGTTAACCACAATCTCTTTCGAGCTTAGCGCGTACAAGGTGTTTGCTGGAGCTGCGTAGTCTGATACGAACTTGATTGGCTTGCCAACCGCGTCGAACGAGAATGCACGCTGACCACCCTCAAGGGTTGCACCGTTGGTGAACTGACGTAGACCCTGTAGCAAGTCCCAGTAAGCGTTGAAAACGCCTGGGCTAGCTAGGATTACATCTACATCTCCACCTTGCTTGTCAACCTTCTGAACTAGGTTGATCAAAGCCAACTCAGTTAGAGCGCCAGTTGAGGTTCCTGGAGTACCAAGAGCCACCTCTGTTGCTGCCCATACTGGGTAAGTAGCTGGATCGATGTCGTGTAGAGAACCAGTAGCCTTAACGATTGCACCTAGACCAGTCCATTCCTTACCGAAGGAGTTTACTCCGTTGGAAGAACGAACGATGAAGTCACCAGCGCTGATGTTAGTGCTGAAGGTACCTAGGGTACCGGACACTGTAATTACGTTGGTTGTTTCGTTAATTGCTGTGATTTCTAGCGAGCTTGCTGCACCTGACTGCTGCTTTACACCAGTTACTGGGTCAACCACGTCAATGGTCATTCCGACCTGTAGGTAGTGGTCGGTGTCAACGGTCAAGGTTGAAGAAGAAGGCTGAGCAGTAACTACTGCCAACTTACCTGAGCCATCTCCGTAAACCTGACGGTTTAGATCGTTAGCTAGGTCTTTTCTTAGGCCCTTGATTTCGTTGTCAACAACGTTGATGAATGCTTGGTAGTTCTCGGATGCTTGCTCGAATAGCTGTCCGTCAACCTCAATAGAACCGTATAGGTTTGTGAGGTATAGGTGAGCTTGCTTGTACTTCTGAGCTCCGGCAACTGGTAGCTTCTCGCGAACGCCACGTGCACCGATTCCCTGGTTACGTCCAATGTGAGTATCGAAGATAACTTCTTTACCGTTTTGTGTAATGTTAGCTGCTGAAGACTCAATGAGCTGTAGCGCAGGGTTTTTGTCCCTTAGCTGCTCGTGTAGATCTCCATAAACCAACTTGATTGCTTCTGACGCAAAGGTCAGAATTGAGGTTCCTGCCATGTGAATGACTCCTATGATTTAAGAAAGAGGGATTATTGGTATCATTTGGCCCTGACTCGGAATCGGCTGTACCACTGACATACCTAGAATACCATAAAACCTCAGGATACAAGTAAACCCGTCCACTGCTTTTGCTAGTGAACGGGTTAACTTATGTATTAAATAGAGTTTCTTTGGGCCTTGGTCTGCTCTTCAAACATCTGAATAAGCATTGCTTTTTTATCGTTAAAGTCCTTAGGAATAGTAAGGGGTGTTGTTTGAATAGAGTTTCCTCCATTAGCGCCTATTACGGTTGGGGCTGGCTGACTTGGGAGCTGACCTTTCTCGTTGTAACGGATGCCGGTGATCTCAGCAAGCTCACGTGCTGCTGTGTAGACAGTTGCGTCTTCACCGCGCTCTAACTGGATTTCCATTAAACCTA